TCAGCACCTGAGAATATATCTGCTAATCTACCACCTGCCAATCCACCAATTATACTACCACCTATACCTCCAATCACAGTGCCTACACCAGGTAATATTGCTGTACCTATGGCAGCACCAATTTTTGCACCACCTAAAGCACCTGCTAATCCTCCACCAGCACCTAAACCTGCCTGTAAATTTGTTTGACCTTCTGCTTTTCTACCTGCAAAATCAAGTCCAGTGCCTAGAATAGCAAGAGGTCCTATCTTACCAAATCTACCTACTTTACCTACCCTAGATAAAAATGCACCTCCTCTTGTGGGAACTTTTGGTACTTTAGGTATCCTAAGTCCACCTCCACCTCTAGGGCGACCAAAGAATCTTCTACCAAGTGCACCACCACCCAATAAACTAAGTGCTCCCCCGACACCCCCTTTTCTATCTCTTTCTTTTTGCTTACTGCGTAACGCTAACGCTTTTAGTGTACGATCTCTATCTTCTACGAGTTTTCTTTTGAGTTTGAGTGAGTTCCTTTCAAGTACTCTTTCTACTCTAAAACTATTTCTAAGATCATTTCTGAGTGCTAGACTACCTCTTCTAGTTTTATTCGATACAATAGCAAGTGATTTTTCTATCATGAGAAGGCACCATAACTCCTAAGTGACGACGCTGCTTCAAACTTGTCAATAATACCACCACCAGTTCTAAATGCTGTGTTTACTGATACAGATGCAGGGGATACTGCCTGACCCACAAACCCTGATGGCACTTTATTCTCTTGTTTAGTTGATAAATCAATTACATTATTACTAATTTCACTCTTTATTTCTCTTCCCATTTGAGCAATATCAAGGTTAGGTAGTAAATTTGTTGCCAAATCTTCATTAGATTCAAATATGTTGGAGATTTGATCATTAAATATACTATTTTCAATCAATTCTGTTGTAAGTGCTATATTTGATGATCTATCAATTTCTAATTTATCACCTTCAATTGTGGTATCACCTTCTACAGTATCTCCTAAACTTATCTTTGTGTCTCCTACATTCAAGGAAACTTCTTTCTTATCTTCTTTAATATTATCCTCTTTTATTTTTTCCTCTTGATCTTTTTTAGGAAAAAAGAAGTTTTGTATACCTTCAAAGAAACCTTTTTTATCTTTTTCTTCATTCTTCCTTAATTTCAATTGTTCTTTATCTTTTTTCTGTAGAGAATCTATGTCTACTTCTCCATCACCATCTCTCTTTCTATCTAAATTAATTCCTGATAGAATTCTATCAAATCTATTCAATTGATTTCTAAATCTACCTACATCTGGTTTATTGATTGTTTGTTCGCCTTGTACTACTCTTGATGCAAGTTCTCTTCTTCTATTATCTCCCGTCTGATTCGCTTTTGCGAGTGATGGTAAAATCAAACTGGCAGCAATAAAAGCAGTTGCCAATAATGGATTCCTCAATTTAGATGCTCCACCAACACCTCTCGTGATATTAGTTGCTCCAACTCCTCTGTTACCTATAAGACCTTTGAGTGCAAGAACATTGACAACAGATCCAGTAAGAAACTCTATAATCTCTGGTGCCATCAATACACTTGCTAGACCGAAACTTTGTACAGCACCTCCCACATTACCTTGAGATAGTTGTGCAGCTCCTAAACCACCTGCGACAAGAGCACCTTTACCCCTTAGACTACTCAGTATGTTTGTCTGGACACCCTTTAAATTATCAGAGTCTTTCTTTAGTATTTTTGCTTCTTCTCTATAATATCTTCTTTTTGCCCTTACATCTTGTCTTATCTGATCTTGTATACCTCTCATTGTAAGGTTCATCGACTCCATTTGGTTGATGATACGACCAAGAGTCCTTACCTGTGGTCTCTCAATATTTTCTGCTTCTTCTGTCGCTCTCTGTAATAATCGATCATACGCCAAATCCATCCTACGTTCCATAGGAATCATAGGAGTTTGAGGTTGAATTTGTCTACCAGGCGTTTGCATTCGCTGCTTCTGCTTGTTGTGCTTCTAACTTTTGTTTCTCAAGATACTTCACAAGATAGTTTACATACACCTCTTTTTCCCAAGGTATCATACCCTCAATTTCACTTAGTGACCATTTATGATGCTGCATCAGAGAAAAATTTGTCTCTAACATTGCATCAATGCTGGTATGATATAGCATTATGCGAAAAAATTTGATAATCCCTCAATTAGGACATCAGAATCTTTTTTAGTTTTTGGGTTGTGAACTGTGCCTTTATACTGTAGTTTAGGCATTGTTGCAAAAAAGTCTTCTATCAATGCAAATTGTTTTGAGTTTAGTTGCTCAATAAATTTCATCAATTCTTTTTTAGTGCAGTCTTCTGCACTCCATGCCTCATCTGTGGTGAATATAGTGTCAATACAACTGACAACTGCATCAAATGCTTTATCAATTCTATCTGCACCATCACCTGACCCAACAAAATTATTATCCAAAAATTGTTGCATTGATGGATATTTCATTTTGATATTGACATCACCACCAAGTTTTATCATGTCGGTGTGACCATCAGGCACTTCAAGTTTTATATCTGACATGTTGATTTTCAAGGGAACTTTTGTTTCCTTGTCATCTTGACACGTCACGAGTAATTCAACAGATTCACCTATTGACTTACCTCTTATATTGAGAAATAAGTACTCTAATTCAAAACTAGGTAGTTTCTCAACATCTATGCCACGAGTGAGTATACATGATTTGAGAACACTCTTCAATGTAGCACTGATATCAGCGTCACTACCATTCTCAAGTGCAATAAGTAAAACTTTCTCTTCTTTGACTAAAAAAGGTCTATATTTTACTTTCTTACCTGTTGATATAAGTTGCAATTCAAACGTAGGTGCAACGACCTTTGGTAAAGGCATAATAATATTTGTTCAGTGTATTTATTTAGTGAGCAAATTTTACTGGAAATCACTGATAGTTACTTCACCACTATTTCTATCACCATAAACACTTTCAAATCCAGAAAAAACATCTTCATTGTTATCATCAGTTGTGGTTGATTCTGCAACACTGGTTCCACCGACTATGCGATCAGATTCTACTGACTCTGCAAATGTGCCACCCACTCTAGATGTTCTGTCAATAAAGTATTCGTCATATTTGAATGTAATTGATGTTTTGATCAATTCTGCCCTACCATATGCCAAAGGTGCAGCAATAATACTACTGGGAAACACATTTCTCAATTTGTAAGTTATACTGCTTGGTAATTGATTATTGAATCTGCTTGTTTGATTTAGTTTGGAAAATCTACCCTTTATTGCTTTAGAAAATGCTGTAATTTCCATGTCACACTTATAGGTCTCAGGGTATTTCATCCTTCTAAATGAAAGATTCTCTCTACTGCTCGAAGGAGACATATATTCCATCCATGCATTGAATACATCATTAGTGTAGTAGTCTGTCTGTAGATAATATGTCAATATTATATCTGGGAATCTTCTATATGTGGCAAATTTTTGCGATATTCCTTGTCTTAGTCCATCAACCTGTGCTACCTGCATGTCTGAACCAGGTAATACTGCTTCTGAACAGAATAGTGCAAGTTGAGAACCTGCATCATTTTGATCATAAAATCCGTGACCATCTATGAACGACTTCAATCCTCCTTGTGCTTTATTGAAATTAATGCTTACATCGTAGGTATTATTGAATGCTGGAGTTATATTACCAATTTTCCCTGATGTGTACGCTAATTCTTCTGTGGGCAAGTAAAATCTACCTGATCTTAATGCTGCTGACCTCTGTGCCATCTAAATATAGAATGTTACATACTATGTATGTCATATAAAGGTAAATTCAGACCCAAAAACCATAAAAAGTACAAAGGTGACTTCAGAGAGGTTATCTATAGGTCATCATGGGAACTGAAATTTATGCAATATTGTGATACAAACAAAAGCATAGTCAAGTGGTCATCAGAAGAAATAGTAATACCATATAGATCACCTGTAGACAATAGAATACATAGGTATTTTCCCGACTTCTATGTCAAATATAAAGATGTAAAAGGTAAATTCCAAGAAAAAGTGATAGAAATCAAACCTGCAAAACAAGTCAAAGAACCTAAAATGCAGAAGAGAAGAACAAAAAAGTATGTGTCTGAGGTGTTCACGTATGCTACGAATCAAGCAAAGTGGGCAGCAGCAGAAGATTTCTGTAAGGATCGTAAGTGGAAATTCCAGATACTAACGGAGAAAGAACTTGGAATATAAAAACGTTTTCCCTCTATCCGACTCTGTTGGAAGTCCTAAACCTGGTAGCGTGATGATATTTCAATATACTGCAAAATATAGAGAAACATTGCCTTTCTACGATAGAAACCCATTATGTTACGTTGTTGCAGTGCAAGGTCCTGCCTTCTACGGTGTCAACTTACACTATACTCAACCAAGAAACAGGAAAGCAATTCTTGCATACATTGATGCTGGAGACGATATAACTAAGTTGCCAGGATATAATAAATACCTAAGATCCTATGTCCAATCAACATTTATAAGACTCGTTGGGGATGATATGGAAAAGGCAGTAGATATGGCGTTTGAAGATTTCGTGCGGACTGTCAATGGAGTCGATATCTCCACATCTCCCTTCTTACCTAGTTTTTACAAATGAGCGATAAACCTCAAGCACCTAAATCAGACGTATTTGGTAGGACAACTTATACTGTCCAATATGAGATAGATGGTGTTCGATATT